CAACTTAAAGAAGAACAGAAAGCACATGCGGAACATCAACATGTGCTTTCTTGCATTAAATCTGTCTTAGCAACAAGAGCTGGATATGATTTTATTAAGTATCTTCTCACTAGTTTTGATCTTAGCGAGCTTCCGCCAATTGGACTTTCTCAGGAATTTCTATTGGAAAATTTAGGAATGCTACGAGCAGGAAGATCAATTTATAAAATCATAGCTCAAGCCAACCCCGAGATGGTAGGAACCATTTTAGGCCAAATCGAAAAGGATAAACATGTACAAGCACACTATGATTCAAGACAAGGTTAATGATGCGCCAGCGGATGGTTCCAGCGCTCCCCCAAGTGAAACGCCACCGGCAACACCGCCAGGAGAGACGCCTCCAGCGGCGAATGAAGAGACTGGGCCTAAATTCGACGATTATGGATACGAAATCCCATCCGATAAAAAAGCGGGAAATGAAGGAAAAGCGACAGGAGAAAAAGCGCCAGTCGAAGAAAAGTTGGAAGACCTCAAAGATCCCGCGACAGGATACGGAGCAAAACCAATAGAGGAACCAAAGGAAGAAAAAAAACCTGATGATCCTCCTGCAACTCCAGATCCAAATAAGCCTGCAGATCCACCACCAGTCGAAATCGACGTAAAAGGTTTGGATGAGAAGGAAGCTGCGAAAATTAAAGATTTTGCAAAAGAAAATAAACTGACTCCTGAGGTCGCTCAGAAGTTGGCAGACATGAAGAAGTCTGAAATCCAATCTACTACTACCGCACAAGTAGCGGCGCAAAAGCAATTTGAATTGAATACCGCTCGACAAAGGGCTAGTTGGGATAAAGAGCTGCGCAATGATCCTACATTTGGCGGAGACAAATTCCATAAGAATACAGTGAAAGTCGAGAAAGTATTGTCTGAATTTATGCCTGCTACCAAAAAAGTATTGACAGAAGGAAAGATAATGCTCAATCCTAATGTCATGAGGGACTTGGCCAAACTTGCAGACGTTCTTTACAATCCTGACAAATTTGTAATGGGTGAAGCAGGAACGGTTTTGGATAAGAAGGTCGAAGACGACAAGCCAAGCGATCCTTTAGATTTTTATAAATAATAATATGGAGGTTTTTAAATGAGTATTTTAGGCCAAAGATTAGTTACACTTGCTGATGTAGCTAAATCAAAACACAAGCAGATCGGTGGAGTAGCAGAGGTTCTCGTTCAAGAGAACCCAATGCTGAATGACATCCCCTATATGGAGATGAACCAAGGCACTATCCACAAAGAAGACATTCGTTCGGCTTTGCCTGCGATTTACTATCGTAAGGCCAACCAAGCGATTCCTGCTTCCAAGACAACTGTCGAGGAGCGCACGTTCACAGCAGCTCACTTTGAGTCAAAATCTCAAATGGATGCTGAAGTGGCAAAACGTGGTGGTTTGGATCGCATCGCTTATAACCGATGGAACCAAGCACAAGGTCACATTCAAGCTCAAGCGATTGAGCACGCGAATTTGACTCTTTACGGATCTCCTTTCAATTCAGATTTGAAGACTCCAGGTTTCTTCGACATCTACTCAACCACTAATCCTTTGGAAGCTACTTCCAAGCAAGTGATCGATGGTGGTGGTTTGGCTTCGGACAACTGTTCGATTCTTCTTTGTCATTGGGGCGAGCGTTCAGTTTTCGGTGTTTATCCTGCGGGATCAGTTGCCGGATTGAAACGCACAGATCGTTCTGCTGGCGATGAGCACATTCAAATCACAGCACTTGATACAACCGGAGCGGTTGGATCTTTCTGGGGTTATGAAGAGCAATTCGAAATCGACCACGGTTTGGTTGTGAAAGATTATCGTCAAGCGGCTCGTATTTGCAACATTGACACGGCGCTTTTGCTAAGTCAGGTTGGAGCTGCGAACTTGATTGACTTGATGATCGATGCTCACTACAAAATACACAACATCCAAAATGGTCTTGGTGTTTGGTATGTGAACAGAACGATCGAAGCTTTCTTACATAAGCAAGCTTTGAATCAAGTTGGGGCCGGTGCGGGTCTGACTTATGACAACTACCAAGGTGCGAAAGTTTTGATGTTCTTAGGTAAGCCGGTTCGCCGAGCAGATGCCTTGTTGAACACTGAAGCTCAAGTAACTGCGGCGATCGCTCAAGTAGTATTGTAAATAAAGGCCCGGTTCGCCGGGCTAAATTTTTGTTTCTAACTCTAACGGAGGTTTTTTAAATGAGATTTGATGCCGAAAATCAACTAATGGTAGCGCAAGCAATTGTAGGTGCTGCTCCAGTAGTTTCACAAAATTCTTATCAGATGGCTTCGGTCAATCAAGATATTAGCATCGGACGAATGATGTCTATTTTGTTTGCTGCAACTGTCGCTGCTGGTGCCGGTACTTCAGCTTTTCTTGAAGTGATCACTGCACAAGATGGCGCTTTGACAACAAACATTATCAGCATCGCTCAATTGACTGTTCCTGCTTCTCAACTTTCAGTTGGAAACAGCCTTGAACTTCCGATCCCAAAAGGGTCGTTAGGGAACACACAGTCGAATGTGCCGAACTTAAATCAATTCCTTGGTGTTCGTATCACTTTAACTGGTGGTGTGACTACTGTAACTTTGGACGCTTACCTCATGCCTTCTGGAGACATTGCAAAATACAAGTCGTTTCCAAAAGTTGTGGACGCGCTGGTTTAATTTATGGCAGAGCAAGAAAAAAGCAACCGAGGTGGCGTAATGCCACCTCCAGTAGCAGATATGAATGTTGGCCAATCTGTTAAAAGCGAAGACGCAAAACCATCGGTAGCAACTCCGAAAAAAGTAGAGCCAATGGTTCCGATGCAAGTCGTAGCATTGCGTCCTGGTTTTTACGGAAATGTTCGCCGCAAAGAAGGTGACAAATTTGCCATTGCTGACAAAAAACACCTTGGCAAATGGATGAAACCAATCTGATGAATAAGGGAGCAGGATGTACACAAAAGCTAAAATTTTCAATTTGGCGCTTGGTGCTCTGCTCCTAACCAAACAGGTCTCAGATACCGAGACTGATACCTCTCAAGAAGCAAAAGTTTTAAATGTTCACTGGGATTTCGCTTTCCAATCCTCGATTCAGGATATGGATCTCGATGCTTCTGCAACTTCAATTCCTTTGGAACTTTTTAAAGAACATCCAGTTCACGGATGGAAATTCGCCTACAAATATCCTCAGAAATGCTTATTCCTTCGCAGGTTGATCCATCATTGTGATGGTGGTGACAATTACTATTATTGGAGAACGCGTCGCCACAAGGATACTAGAGCGACTCAGATACCTCGTCAGGTGGCTATTTTCCAAGGCGTAAAAGTAATTTTTACCAATGAATTTAATGCTCACGCTGAATTGATTTTATCTGATTTCCCTTTGACTGCTTTAAGTGCGCCAGCCGGTCTTGCGATCGCTTATAAGTTGGCTCAGCTTGCTGCACCGCTAATTGCTGGTAAAGGAGCTGGACCTTTGAGAAAAGAGATCCAGGATACTTACATGCGAACTATGGCGGAGGCACAACAATTGGATAGAGAAGAAAATGCAACTTTCGAAACACCTGAAGAAATGTCAGAGTTTGTTGCAGCAAGGCTCTCATAATGTCGTATCGAGTTCAAAGTAGTTTTTCAACAGGTGAATTAACCCCGGAACTTTATGAGCGCACAGATTTTGAAAAATATCGCGCAGGTTTGATCACTGCAAGAAATGTCACAGTTGGAAAATCAGGAAGACTTATTTCTCGCGGTGGAACAACATACGAATTCCTTACAAAATTCCCAGACAAGCAGTCAGTTTTATTTTCACCGCCTTATACTCAGTGGCTTCTTGAATGGGGTGATCTTTATGTCCGCGTACACGACACTGTTAATGGCGGATTTGTTGAATATGCTCATGCGCTAAGCGATTCTGTAGTTAATCAATTGCATTTTGTACCTGCTGGAAAATTCTTTATTTATATTTTTTGCACAGGATTTCCAGTTTTAAAATTAGGATATTCAAATATTCTTTTACCTGGATCTGCAGGTTTTATAACTAGCCCTAATATTTTCTTTCAACCAATTCAACCAAATATAATTGATTTTACAACCAGTGCAACTGGACAACTCGTAGACTATGCTATTTCATATATCTATAACGGACAAGAAAGCGACTACGTAGAACTTATAAATTCTGGTCTGAGAGAACCGATAAACAACAATGAAAATAATTTTATTAGATTCAATCTTCCTTATCCTAATTTTTCATTTGCTCTTTCGAATATTACCGCAATTAGTTACTATCGAAGGCCCACAGGTGGTGGAGCATATGGATTTCTTGGTACATTTCCTGCTCAACAACCTAGTGTAACTCAAGGTCCTTATAGTATAACAGATTACAATGGTCCGACAGTTCCAGATTTTACTCATTCACCTCCGAAATCAATTCCTATTGTTCAACCAAGTCTCGACCATACAAATCCTATTATCAATGTGACTTCAAAAACTGGCGCAATTTATCAGCAGCGACTTTTAATGTCAGATGATAAAAGTAGTGAAGCGATTTACGGCTCGCGCACAGGTT